ATGACACATTTACGTCGGGCTCAACCACCTGGAGGTGGAACGGCTCGGTATGGAAGGTTGTTCGTGATTTCGCGCCTACCGGTGCGACGGGACCAACCGGCGCAACAGGTTTAACAGGCGCTACTGGTTTAACAGGCGTTACAGGTATCAACTGGCGAGCCGCCTTTGATTTTGTAGAGTACAACGTCCGTGACGTAGTTCAATACAACGGTAGTGCATATTTTTGCAATACGTTTATCGCAAGCGGAGATGTTGCCTCACATATCCCGGGTGCATCTGCCCGCTGGGATCTACTCTCTGCTAAAGGAAATAACGGAGCTACCGGCCTAACCGGTTTAACAGGAGCAACGGGCGCAACAGGTTTAACAGGCGCAACCGGTTTAACGGGTATGACGGGCGCAGTCGGCGAGACTGGTGCAAACGGAAATACGGGAGCAACTGGTTTAACGGGAGTTGATGGCGCAACAGGAGTTGCTGGAAACACAGGGGCAACAGGATTAACTGGTCTTACAGGTATGACTGGAGCAGTCGGTAACACGGGTGCAACCGGTAATACGGGTGCACAAGGTGAAACTGGCTTAACTGGCAGCACGGGTTTAACAGGTAGCACTGGATTAACAGGTCTAACAGGAGCTACCGGTGTAACAGGCGCTAACGGTGAAACAGGTTTGACGGGCGCGACCGGTATGACAGGTATGACCGGTATGACAGGAGCGCAAGGTAACACCGGTGCGCAGGGAAGCTTTGGCGGCATAACTGTTGACTATACCTACAGTACTACGACTACAAATGCAGATCCTGGCACAGGTGCAGTTAGATTTAACAATGCAACTCTTGCGTCGGCAAGCGCGATGTACATCGACACCCTCGACGACGCATCTATCGACATGTCATCGTTCCTTAACACAATCGACGACTCTACGAGCACTATCAAGGGTCACTTTAAGATCTCTAAGAAGTCCGACGCAAGCATCTTTGCGTTGTACACTATTAGCTCGCTAACCGACAACACAGGCTGGTTCACCGTATCTTGCGCGTATGTCTCCGGCTCGGGAACACTGGCAAACAGCGAAGACGTTCTTATTACGTTCGCGCGAACAGGTGACGTCGGTGCACAGGGGAACACCGGCCTTACAGGCTTAACAGGAGCAACTGGAGCAACTGGCTCTACAGGAGCAACCGGCGCAACCGGTGCAACGGGCGCAGGAGAGACTGGCGCGACGGGTGCAACTGGTTTAACAGGCGCAACTGGTTTAACCGGCGTTACAGGTGCGCAAGGTACGTTCTCAACTGCAACGACGACCCCTCCAGCGTCACCGCAGGTTGGAGACGCATGGTACGACTCCGCATCAGGAAATGTATATATTTATTATGATGGATATTGGGTAGAGGCTGCAAGTGCAAATGATGGTCCTACAGGTAATACTGGGTCGACAGGTGCAGTCGGCGCTACTGGATTAACAGGTCTCACCGGCGCAACTGGTTTAACGGGCGCAACGGGCGCAACGGGAGTTACAGGCCCTTCTGCCTTAACAACAAAAGGTGACATCGCAACCTTTGATACGGCAGTTGCAAGATTAGCCGTAGGCAACAACGGTGAAAGCCTCGTAGCAGATAGTTCCACTTCCACAGGCTTGCGCTATCAAGGTTCAAACGCCGCAGGTCGTAACTTTATTATTAACGGTGCTTTTGACATTTGGCAACGTGGAACAAGTGCTTCAATCGCTGCTTCTCAGATTCTCAAGTTTTCAGCCGATAGATGGATTACTTCAACTAACGCTAACCAAGCAATTACTATTTCACGACAGGCAACAGGTGACACCACCAATTTGCCAAACATTCAGTATTGCGCTCGTTATCAGCGCAATTCGGGGCAAACAGGCACAGGCGGTGTTTTCTTTACTCAAAACGTTGAAACAGCAAACGCCATACCGCTGGCAGGAAAAACTTTTACTTTTAGTTTTTATGCTCGCGCAGGTGCTAACTTCTCGCCTACTTCAAGCGTATTGCAGACTTTGATTTATGCTGGAACAGGCACAGACGAAAACGTACTTAACGGCTACACAGGCAACACGAACCCTGCTAACTTCTCGCCTACTTTGACAACAACTTGGCAGCGTTTCAGCGTTACTGGCACTTTTGCTTCAAACGTAACAGAGTTTGCGCCGATTTTTTACTACGTGCCAACTGGTACGGCTGGGGCTAACGATTACTTTGAAGTCACTGGCGTTCAACTTGAACTTGGTTCAGTAGCAACTGCCTTTACTCGTACAGGTGGAAGCATCCAAGGAGAATTAGCCGCTTGCCAGCGTTACTTCCAAATCTTGGGTGGCGATGTGTTTAATGAGTACTTTGGAATAGGCGCTGCCTTAAATACAACAGACTCAAATACTGTTATTCCCACAAAAGTTACAATGCGTGTAACACCAACAACAACATTTACGACTGCATCAAATTATAGAATAATCCAAGGTGTGACATCGACTAACTGTTCAGCAGTTACTGGAGATGTTTTAACAAAAAATACATTAGCACTTCAATTTTCTGTTACTTCTGGATTAACTTCTGGTAATGCTACTCGACTTCTTGCAAACAATACATCAGCCACAATCTCAATTAGTGCGGAGTTATAGAAATGGCAATTACATATACAGAGGCAACAAACTCATTGGGTGATTTAATTATCCTAAGAGATAATGGGGACGGAACAACCTCAACGATTCCTGCCGACCCAGCCAATAGCGACTATCAACGCTATCTAAATCCTGAGGCGGAACACTTCACACCGATTTTGCCGCCTGAATAACCTAAGACCTTCACCGCAGGCAAAACCTGCTATAATACCTATGAAAGGAGTAAAACATGCCAGCGATTGATTTCCCAGCTACACCGTCCGTGAATGACACGCATACGGTCGGCAACCGTATCTGGAAATGGAACGGTACTACCTGGGATGTTCTACGCTCTAGCGTGCCTTACTCAACGGGTGCAACGGGTCCTACGGGAGCCGTTGGAAATACAGGTGTTACCGGTTTAACAGGCGCAACAGGTTTAACGGGTGTAACCGGTGCAAACGGAAATACCGGGGCAACAGGCGCAACCGGTGAAACAGGCGCTACAGGTTTAACAGGGTTAACCGGCGCAACCGGTTTAACGGGCGCAACCGGTGCAACGGGCTTAACAGGACTTACCGGGGCAACTGGTCTTACCGGTGCAACGGGCGCAACGGGACTAACAGGCGCGACCGGAGCATCAGCCGCATACGCGCAGACAACGATGCCGACAGGAGCTGTCAACGGCTCTATCTGGCTAGACACGGACGCAACCTCTACCACGATCTTTGAACAATACTGGCGCAAGGCGGTCGTCACCGCAGGTACAACAATCAGCGGAGTCGACGACTTTAGCCTTACATTAGCATACACCGTAGGATATGAACAGGTGTTCTTAAACGGTGTACTTTTAGTTCGCGGCGTAGACTACACCGCAACGGACGGTACGAGCGTCGTATTGACTACGACTACCGCCGTCGGCGAGTACGTCGAGATCATCACGACAGCAACGTTCACCGCAGCTAATACCTACACACAAGCACAGGCTGATGCACTATTTGTTCCTGATTCAATAGTTGATGCTAAGGGTGATTTGATTGTGGCAAGCGCGGCTGATACAGTTGCTAGATTAGCGGTGGGCAACAACGGTGAAAGCCTCGTAGCAGATAGTTCCACCTCAACAGGCTTGCGCTATCAGGTGGCAAAAAATCAAAATGGAGTTTATAACTCGTCAATGGACATCGCACAACGAGGAACAACTTTTACAACTGTTTCAGGTGTTGCCTATACATTAGACCGCTGGTCATCGTGGGCTTCTGCGGTTGGTTCTAGCCTAGTAACGACCCAAGAAGCAGGTACAGCAACATCTCGTTATTCTGCAAAATTGCGTAGAAGCACAGGCAATTCAAACACAGGCGGTCTTTACTATTTCCAATCATTAGAAACTGCTGATAGTTATCGTTTCCAAGGTCAAACTGTAACTCTTTCTTTTTATGCAAAAGCAGGAGCAAACTTTTCTGCCGCATCTTCTATTCTAGTTTCAAATGTAGCCACTGGCACAGGCACAGACCAGATTTTTTACAATTACACAGGAACAGTAAGTAACACTCAAAATAATACTTTAACAACATCTTGGCAAAGATTTACTCAAACCGTTACCTTGTCAGCCTCATTGACAGAAGTATCGGTATCGTTTCTTTACACTCCAGTAGGTACTGCTGGGGCAGACGACTCTTTCTTTGTGACTGGTATTCAGTTAGAAGTTGGAAGTGTCGCAACTTCATACAATCGTATGAGTGGAAGTATCCAAGGAGAATTAGCCGCTTGCCAGCGTTATTACTACCGCTCAACTGCTCTTACAGGTTTTCAGACAATGGGAAGCGGACACGCAACATCGGCTACTAACGGTGTTATGTACGCACCTTTTCCAGTAACTATGAGAGTTTTACCTACATCTGTTGATTTCAGTGCGTTAAGATTAAGTGATACGTATGCCTGGGATTCAGCAGTTACGGCTTTAAGTATAGTTAGCACATACAATTCCAACACAATGGGCGTTGTTAATTGCACTGTTGCATCTGGAGCAACTGCTGGAAAGTTTACCTCATTGCAAAGCAATGGTTCAGGCTATCTCGGATTTAGTGCGGAGTTATAGAAATGAATAATGTAACCTTTATTACAGATGCTCAAGGAATTGAGCAAGTTATTATTGACCACGGCAACGACCAATTTACCTCAATGCCTAAGTCGGTCTATGACAAGCAACAAGCGGAACAATCCACACCGAACGAAGGGTCTAACTAATGGCTACTATCGGCGAGACAAGCCGCCCCGCGTTTGCGTATGACTCAGCTACAGACACCTGGGTTCCTGTAGGCGTCGGCGCACACAACCACACCACATTTTCTACCGACCTATCAATCAATAGCGTAGGCGTTGGGTTGGGTGCAGGTAGCGTTGCGACTAATACGGGTGTGGGTGTTACTGCACTTGCTTCTAACACGACAGGCGCAAACAATACTGCCATTGGATATGAAGCATTAAACGCAAATACAACAGGAGTAAGCAACGTTGCAGTAGGTAACTTTGCTCTTAAAGCCACTACTGTTGGAACTGGTAATACTGGTATTGGTAAAGATGCTTTAAGATTAAATACAACTGGGTTTGGAAATACAGCAGTAGGTGTTAATTCATTGGAAGAAAACACTACAGGGGCAGGCAATGTCGCAGTTGGTGCTGGAGCATTAAATAAAAACACTATTGCTAGTAACAACACCGCCGTTGGAACGGACTCATTAAACCAAAACACGACAGGTTCTTTAAATGTAGCTGTTGGTAGTTTTGCTCTCTATGCAAACACGACAGGCGCTAATAACAACGCACTTGGCTATAACGCTCTTTTAAGTAATACAGTAGGCGTCAATAACACTGCCGTGGGAGATAACTCTCTCGATGCAAATACCACTGGTAGTAACAATGTTGCTGTAGGGCAAAATGCGCTAGGAGCCAACATTGTGGGCAACTGGAATACTGTAGTTGGTGTAAATGCTGCACTTTTATCCACTGTGGACGATGCAACAGCATTTGGTGGTGGCGCTCTTGGTTCCTTGACAACAGGCACAGGCAATACTGCGCTTGGTCGTGCTGCTGGATACTACACAAATACAGGAACCAGCAATACTGCTGTTGGCTGGTTTGCATTATTTGAAAATAGAACTGGATATAGCAATACTGCTGTTGGTTATCAGGCTTTAAGAAACAATACAACAGGTGTAGATAATACTGCTGTTGGTGTCAACGCTTTAACTGCTAATACAACAGGTTCTTATAATACCGCTTTTGGCGGCTATGTTTTAGACGCAGTTACAACTGCTACTGAAAATACTGCAATAGGTTACAATGCGTCAACATCGGTTACTACTGGTCAAGGAAATACAGCACTTGGATTAAACGCTTTGGCTGCTACAACCACTGGTGCTATGAATGTTGCCGTTGGTCGTTATTCAATGAACGGCAATACAATTGGTGTTTCAAATGTTGCAGTTGGTAACAGTTGTATGCAAAGCAACACGACAGGCTCCAACAATGTTGCTATTGGCGAGACCGCTTCATTCTATAATATAACTGGTGCGAATAATACTGCAATTGGACATCAAGCATTGTATGGTGTTTCTGCAAATAGCCAAAGCAATAACACAGCCGTTGGTTATAGAGCAGGAGCCGCAATTACAACAGGCGGCGGTGGGGTATTTATTGGATATGATGCTGGCGGAAGCACCACGACAGGTTCAAATATAATCTGTATTGGTCAAAACACACGGGCATCCACCGCAACTGTTGCAAATCAAATAACACTTGGCGATTCATCAATTTCAACAATCCGCGCACAGGTAACATCAATCACCGCACTATCAGATGCGCGTGATAAGACAGACGTTGAGTCAATCCCAGTTGGACTAGACTTCATTAACAAGTTACACCCAGTTACGTTTACCTGGAATATGCGTGATGGCGGTAAGGTTGGCATTAAGGACACGGGCTTTATTGCCCAGGAGCTGATGGCAACCGAGGACGAGGCTGAACTAGCCGAATACCTACAATTAACTTATCGAGACAATCCTGATAAGTTAGAGGCTACGCAAGGTAGACTCATCCCAATTCTCGTTAAGGCAATACAGGAACTTTCAGCAAAGGTCGCTGAACTAGAAGCAAAGGTAAACTAATATGGCACATACAGATAGCGCGGTAAAGACAATCACTAAGGCTACTCCTACAGTTGACCTTGATGGCAAGGTAATCAAGTGGGACGTAGAGGTTGAGTACTCACTTAATGACTACGTATCAAAGTTTAACAAGTTGGTAGAGGTTGAAGCTACAAAGGCACCGGCATCTTTCAACAAGGCCGAGCTATGGGCACTCGTTAACGAGACTCACCTCGATGCGGTGTACGAGTCACAGTACGTATCAACTCAGATTCCGGTAGAGGCTACCGAGGTCAAGGTTGATGACTTCGATGTGGATTCACTAGCGTAATAAGTAACTAAAGGACAAATTGATGCGTAAAGTACTAATTGCTACGCCATCTTACGATGGACGAATTGACGTTTGGTATGCAAACTCTCTCGTGGAGTCTATTCGCCTAGGGCTAGCTAACGACGTCTATTTCCAACCCATCTACATGTCCTATGACGCACTTGTACAGCGCGCCCGCAATGATCTCTTGGCGATTGCCGTCGAGAACGAGTTTGACGACATCATCTGGATTGACTCTGACATGGAGTGGAATCCTGAGTGGTTGTTAAAGCTACTTGCATACGAGGAGGACGTCGTAGGCGGAACCGCGCCGCGCAAGTCCCTTGAAGAATCATACGTAGTTAAGTGCAGTCCCGATAACTTAGTTAAAAATGACAAAGGTTTAATTGAGGTTGAGGCGTTAGGCACGGGTTTCTTGCGCATGAGTAAGAACGCCTTTACGCACCTATGGGATAACAGCGAGCCTTATGTTCACAACGGCGCAGACAAGCGCTGGGTATTTGAGGTTAAGGTCCAGGACGGCGACATCATCTCAGAGGATGTTCTTGCCTGTAAGAAGCTAGCAGATGGCGGATTTAAGATCTACCTAGACCCTGCTATGACCTGTGCGCATATCGGTACCTTAAAATTCACAGGAAACTTTGAACAATGGATGACCGCTTTGAAAGGTGCTGAGTAATGGCAAAATCAAGAGACATAGCCAGTAAGTTATCTGATGCCAATAATAATACGGCGTATGGCAGCTCTGCCCTATCTGCATTAACAACTGGATACGATAACACCGCAGTTGGATTATCTTCTTTAGCAGTAAATACAACAGGTGTATACAACGTTGCAGTAGGGCGCAATTCTTTAGCAGCAAATGTGACTGGTAGAGATAATATTGCAGTTGGTTCTTATGCGCTTGCCACTAATACAAATGGTTCACAGAACACTGCTTTAGGACACACGGCACTGCGGTTTAATACTACTGGAACAAACAATACTGCAGTTGGTTATCAAGCGCTTAACGCAAATACAGTAGGCACTGACAATACTGGAATTGGTTTTAATGCTCTGGTAGCAAACACAACAGGTACTAATAACGTAGCAGTTGGTTCATATGCTCTTGATGCTAATACTATTGGTTACCAAAATGTTGCGATAGGAAGAGAAGCGCTAACTTCAAACACGACAGGTGTTCAAAATGTTGCAATAGGAACTGCACTACCAACAAATACTGTTGGCTATAATAACATTGCTATTGGTTTTTGGTCAATGTTGGCTAATACTACTGGTTCAGAAAATACAGCAGTAGGTATACAAGCACTGAAAGAAAACACTACAGGCAGTGGTAATACTGCAGTTGGTGCTTATGCACTTGATGCAAACACAGTTGGTTATTCAAATACCGCTGTAGGAATTGCATCTTTGGGAACTAATACCACTGGTTATTGGAATGTTGCAGTTGGTGAAAACGCAATGGGTCTAAATACTATTGGAGCGGGAAATACTGCTTTAGGACGTACTGCCTTATACTCAAATACTACTGGTTCTGATAATTCTGCGGTTGGTACAAATGCTTTATATTCAAATACTACTGGCGCTTCAAACGTAGCAGTTGGCAGTTCAGCGCTCAATAACAACACAATAGGCATTTACAATACTGCTGTCGGTGTTTCTGCTCTTCGCCAAAACACAACTGGCAGTTCAAACACCGCTGTTGGACTTAATGCTTTGTATAACAATACAACTGCTGGGAAGAATACAGCAATTGGTCAAGAAGCGATGGTTGTCAACACTGTAGGTAGTGAAAATGTTGCAGTTGGTTATCAAGTATTGTACGCAAATACAACAGGTACAATGAACACAGCAATTGGCGCATACGCACTTGATAACAACACAACAGGTGTTGAAAATACTGCTGTTGGTTGGCAAGCGCTAACAAGCAATACTGTTGGTTATTACAATACATCAGTTGGTAGAAGTGCTTTTGGTTCAGTTACAACGGGTTTAAGAAATACTGCAATTGGTTGGGCTGCTGGCAACGCTTTGATTACAGGAAATGACAATGTTACCATCGGGTATGGCGCAGATTCAACATCCTCATCTGCAAATGGTGAATTCACTCTTGGCAATGCAAGTATTACTAACCTTCGTTGCAACGACACTACAATTTCAAGTCTTTCCGACGGGCGCGATAAGACGGATGTTGTTGACAATCCTTACGGCTTAGATTTCATCAACGCAATCAAGCCGCGCCAGTTCAAGTGGGCAACACGCGATGGCAACGTAAAAGATGGTGAAACTCGCCTTGGCTTTATTGCCCAAGAACTTCTTGAGGCAGCAGATGGAAACAATGATGTGCTTGACCTAGTGTACGAATCAAATCCTGACCGCTTAGAGGCTAAGTATGGAAATCTAATCCCTGTATTAACCAAGGCTATTCAAGAACTATCGGCAGAGAACAAGGCACTTGCAGCCCGTCTTTCAGCCTTAGAATCTAACTAATAAACAGGTTTATTTTATCTGCGTGTAGGCAGACTTTCTGGCGTTAATCTTGATAAGGTATGACCATGAAAGTTGCCGCATACGCCATCTCGTTAAACGAGGAAAAGCACGCTGCCCGCTGGGCTGAAACCACAAAGGACGCGGACTTCCGCCTTGTGTGTGACACCGGATCCACAGACCGTACGGTTGAGATCCTACGTGAGCACGGAGTCATAGTTCATGAAATTAGCGTCAAGCCTTGGCGCTTTGACGTTGCACGCAACACCGCACAGAGTCTATTACCTAACGACATAGACGTATGCTTGTCTTTAGATATGGACGAGCTCGTAGATGAAAACTTCTTTGAGGAAGTTAAGAAGCAGTGGGTTATTGGAGCTACAAAAGGTTGGTGTGAGTTTGACACCGGACACGTTTGGTGGGGTTGCCGTCTTCACTCGCGACATAATATGTATTGGAAATATCCAATTCACGAGGTATTTGTTCCTTCGCTTGATACACAAAATGTTAGCTGCCAAATTCACGGAGTTAAGATGTATCACGAGCCTGACAACACAAAATCGCGCGGGCAGTACTTACCTATGCTTGTTGCCGCGTCTAAAGAGTTTGGAGAAGATCACCGCATCTGGGTTTACCTATGTCGTGAATACTACTTCTATAAGCAGTGGGAACTTGTTATCAGCGCGGCTGAAAAGGTTACAGAGTTTAGTAAGGACTGGTACATCGAGCGTGCAGCCGTGTGTCGTTGGGCCGCGGAGGCTTCGCGCAACATCGGTAAAAAAGAAGAGGCGCACGTTTGGGCAGACAAGGCAATTGAGATTGATCCTTGCGGAGAAAATTATTACGAGAAGGTCCGCTGCTACTACGACTCCGGTGACTGGGGTGGGGTATGGGAAACATGTAAGCTTGTTGCGGCGTGCGCCAAGACGGATCACTACCTTTCATCCGAGGCGCTATGGCGTTGGCAACTTGACGATATGCGTGGATTATCTGCGCACTACCTAGGCGATAGAGATAAGGCTGTACAATATGGTGAGTTGGCGGTTGCAGGTAGCCCTGACGACGAACGCTTAAAAACAAACCTAAGGTTTTATCGAGCAGGAATCGAGGCACAACTAAATGGAACAGCCTGATGTATTTGTTGCAGTTCTTGTAAAGCAAAAAGAAGCCGTGCTTCCTCTATTTCTTGAATCACTTGAGGCTTGGGATTACCCTAAGGAAAAATTATTTCTTTACATCCGCACAAACAACAACACCGATAACACCGTACAGATCTTAGATGACTGGATAGAAAAAAACGTTCATCTTTATAAAGGCTGTGTGTACGATAAGCAAAACGTCGAACAGGCGGTAGAGCGTTTTAAGCAACACGAGTGGAACGGCGAAAGATTTAGAGTCCTTGCAAAAATTCGTCAACAAAGTTTTAACGAGTGTCTTGATACTGACTGCAAGTACTACTTTGTGGTTGACGTAGATAACTTTATATTCCCGGAGACGCTCAACGAGCTTATTAAGTTAGACCTGCCTATCGTAGCTCCGTTTATTCGCTACGCGGTTGCGTTTGGCGATAACGTAGACGACGAGGAAACTGCAAAGGAACGCGAAGGACACCTTGGACAGTACTACGCTAACTACCATCACATAGTAGACGACTATGGCTCAATTGTGTCAAGTGATCTTTACTACAACATCCTAGATCAAAAGGTTAAGGGACTTATCGAGTGCATGTGTGTTCACTGCACATACTTAATTAAGCGCGAGCATCTTTCAGAGCTTTCATATCTAGAGGATTCTGATCGCTGGGAGTATATGGTGTTCTCAAACTCCGCGCGCAATAAAAATATTAAACAGTATCTAGATAACAGAACTATCTACGGTATCCTTACGTTGTCAGAAAACGCAGGCGCATCGCGCTGGTGGTACGAGTATCTAAAGGATAAAGAAGATAGAGCTACGGCGTATAAAGATCGCTGGCTACAGTAGCGGTTTTTCCTTCTTAGGCTTCTTTTTCTTTTCCTTATCGCGCTCGCTCTTTGCTAGCTTCTCTTCGCGTTGAATATGATACGCATCAACCGCGTTCGCGCTTGTGCGTGAGCGCCAGGTAAAGTCACAAGCCTCACATTGAACAAGACGCATGGTTGCCCAACGTCCTCCACCTGGAACATCTACCACCAATGTCTTAAGTTTATTTGGTCGTGCGTTGCAGTAAGGGCATTGTGGAAAACGTTGTCTACGAGATTCCTGCCCGTTCCAGGATACGGAAAGTGTACGACGAATTTCTCCTTCGTCTTTTCCTCCCCAGATTCCCCAGATCTGCTTGTGTTCTAATGCCCACTTCAAACATTCTTTTCTTACAGGACATGAGAAGCAAAGATTCTTTGCCTGGTATTTTTCTGCAGGCTCGGATGAAAAGAAGAAGTCTCTAAAATCCTCGTTTACCTGTTGTCCGCATGCTGAATCTTTTTGCCAACTAAGATCTAGTGATCCGCTCATTCTGCGATTACCTCGACCCACGTGATAGGAGTCAAGCCATCTACGCTGTCACCTTCGCGTGTTTCACCGTCTTCATCACACGCGGTTAATTCGTTATCGCCGTCTACTTCTCCCGCGTAACCGTAGTTAATCAACGCGGAGTCAAGATACTTAAATCCGTTGCCTAATGAAACGGATATACCGTCGCGCTGTAGTGCAGACGCGAGTGCACGACGAATAAGCTCGTTCTCTAGATCTATATGATCCTCTGTGAAGAAGGTAACCGAATGAGCGTGTAAAGGCTCGTAGCCTTCACCCGTCCATTCCTTCCACAAAAGCTCACCTATACGTGAGTCTTTCACAATTCCCCTTAGCGCTATCGTCGTTAAGGGAATATTACACTGAAAGGTGGATCTTCGCGCGGATAAACGCAGATTATTTTAGAACAATAAATTACCTCAGGTCAGGCGTAAAAGTGTCTCTAAGCGTCACTGAGCAACGCCTACATGTTGTTGTAGGTGCCGAGCTGGAGTACGCCGTTCATGTCAGGCCATAGGTATTGGTAGTACTCCGGGCGATAGCCTTTATCTTCTGGCCAGCCGAACTGAGAGTACCACTCGTACTCCTTGCGTAGTAAAGCAATGCGGTGGGTAGACGCGATTTGCTCATATACGTCCTTATCCTTAAACCAGTAAGGGAATGTTAACTCGTCGCTGATACGGCCTAGCTCAAGCGCGCGGACTAGCGTTCCTTCAATCTTAGGAATCATCGTAGATTTGTAACCGCGCTTAAGCCACTCGTCACACATGGTAGTTGCGTATAAGGCTAGGGCTTTTTCGTGGCCTTCCCACATCTTTGCCGCAGGGTGATTGCGCCAACCCTTAGGGTCACGGTGCTCTCCTTGTGGATTGAGCGAGGTAAGTACAAGCATAAGCTGCCATGCCTCAAGGACCTGCTTATTAAGGCGCTTGTTATCTAGCTCCTGAGCAATGCGCTCAAAGGAGTCGGTATGAGGTACAAAGGTTTGCATGTATTCGTCCGTTCGTCATTTTAGTAAATTATAACAGGAACTACAGCTCGTCGGGCGTAGGCTCCTCGCGTATAGCTTCTTCCTCTAGCTCGTCTAACTCCGCGTCCTCTCCGTCTAGCTCAACCGAGGAAATGTAGATACCTACCACGGTCAATCTTCCGCAGACATAGCAATCCGACACCGCGCCTGGAGATAATTCAATTGGAACCGTAACGCTTATCAAACGGGTAATGATGTTACCGCTGATGTCTACGCTATCAGCTTCCCACAGACTGTTTTCATCTATCCAGCATCTTTCGCAGATCGGCACGAGACTGTCATCGTACGTGCGGATATGCTTCATTCGCTAACGGTCTCCATAGGGCTACTGTACCACTTTTTCTTAGCGTAGTGTCTGGAGAATCCCTTATCCGCGTCGATAAGATATTCCCGATCTCCTATTAACTCTGCGTCTGGTCCTTGTGGGTTACCGTCAAGTGAATCCTTAAGAGCCTTACCAATCCAGTTTGCAGCCTGCACAGGAACAGCCTTGCCCCATACAGCCGCAAGGTGTGAGTAGTCGCGTGAACTTTCAATATTCCAATCATCAGGAAGACCTTGCATGCGAGCAGATTCTCTGTGCGTAATAAGTCGCGGCTGCGTTGGGTGAACAACGTGATCTAACGCTGAGCCAGTTAATACGTTACACCAGTGATCAGTTTTCCATCTGTACGGTTGTGAAAACCCTAACTTAAAATCTTTACGAATAACGCGAGGAGAAATGTCGACCCATCTTTGAGGGAACTTACCGTCGTTTAAGTCTACGGCTTTCTTAAGTGCGCCGCCTGTGTCTCCGTTTCCTTCCCAGCCTTCGTTTCCGATGATGCTAAAGATCTCTTCAATGCGTTGCGCGTGTATGTTTGATTTACCGATGTGTCCGTCAACCATGTTGTTTTTTGTGCGCAGGTGTTTAACGTACTTTGACGGAGATGGCTCGGTATACTTTTGCTTGTTCCATGTCTGAGGCATCTCTGCAAGATCACCGATGATGTCCATGATACGTGGAAGTTGTTTTGGTTCGGTAATCGGTGTTGAAAACTTAAGCCCTGATTCAACCGCAACCCAGAAGTAGCGCGGGCGATATGAAAATCCACCAACTTGTAGGTTATTTTCCTTAACATGATACAGATCATATTTTTTACCGGAGACCTGCTCGACCATGTCGCGATACTTAACCATCACGTCGCGTCCCTGTGTGTATGCCTGTTGAACGCATTCAAACACAATAGCACGTGGTTTTACCCGTCCTGCGTATTTCATAAAGGCTACGGTGTGTTCGTGCGCCTTAGAGTCAGGTCCACGGTTAGCAGGACCAGACCATACGGACCAACCAGAGCAAGGAGGGCAACCCATAACTACGTCTGCCTTTTGTACTCGCCACTCGTTAGGATCATCTGAAAACTCCGCGGTCCAATCATCTCCAAGAAGATGACGGTTGTTTTCTGCAACGACGTTTCCAAAGTTTAGTGTTCCTGTGCGCTGAATCATCTTCATGTCATTTTGCACGAAGCCAAGACTCATGAACGCGGCAAGCCCGTTGCAGTCAATAAAGGTATGTTGTGACAAGGCAATAACCCTTCGTAGTTCCTAGGGTAGGACCTTATACCGACTTACCATTTACCGCGTGCTATCTACGCAGAAATATTGGCATTCTTTTCTAGCTCGAGCATACCTACCTCGTAGCCACAACCTGCGTATCCCGCAATGTCAATCCAGGTATCTCCCTGGAACCCAGACTTATTCGCGTAACGCGCAACCTTTAACCCAACCATCATCATCGCAACATCTTCATTTGATATCTCGACGCCGAGGATCATTGACCATACCTTTGAGATACGGGCAAAGTTTTCCTCAGGGCCTCCGTATTGCGTGTCCCTGTCTCCTGTGATGATCTTTGCGGCCTCGCGTAAAGCCTCAACACGATACTGAACTACCGCTTCATTTTCTGTCATTTATCTTCTACCTTCGTGCGAATAGTAATGATTCCTGTAAGTACGGTTCCGTCATCGCGTTTATCCTTGATCTGCAACTCTGAGTCCACAGGCAGGGTTGCGTTTTCGTCACCGCAAAAATCCTGCCAACGCTGCTTAGCACCCTCCATAATCTCAGTCAAGGTAGAACCTGTAATAAAAAATTCAACTGTAGATCTCATTATTGAACTCTCTTTTGAAGTTGATGAGGTGAATAGTGAGCTCCATCAAGGATAGGTTCCCTATTATCGTTAGACTTAAAGATGATGTCTCCGTAGCGAATTCCTACAACCTTACCTCTGCGTCCGTTGTGAAGAGAACCTGTAGATCCCTGGTATGCGTCTAGCTTTACGCGCACCTGATCTCCTACGGTAATCGCTCCTGGTTGCGCATCGGTCCATACCTCATTGGCAACCTCGGGGGTTACCGCGTGGCCAAGCGCTAGCTTATTAAATAACGCAAGTACTTCTTTTTGTTGAGGATCAGATAATTTTAGAGGCTCCCATGCTGCAAGAAGTTTTAGCAGCGCATTTCCCACGCCAACCTTAACCTTTGCCTCCTGCATCTGTTCTTTAATCCATTTCTCGTTGATCTCAGGCACTGTAATCTACCTCCCTTGGTAAACATTTCGCGCACATTTCTGGGCTTGCGCCACGACCTACGTCGTCAATTGCGCGCTGGCATAGAGCACATTTTACTCCGATGTCTTTAACCTTGTACCCGTCTAGCTGACGTTGCTTGTTACGTTCCATCTTTTCAAGATAAAACTTATCAAGCATCTCGTCTGTTCCACCCGCCGCAACGATAATGTTTGCGACAAAGTGTAAAACGTCAACCGCCTCCTTAATTACTTCTTCTCTATCCGCATAAGGAGCGTCGTGTTGCCAAGGCTTCCATGAGATTGCCTGGCGCATCTCTGCGAGTTCATCATCTACCGCTAGCATATTCCAGCGTAGGTACTCTACAAACTTACGGATGTTCTGAGGCTTATCGCCTTGCATTTCTTCGTAGTTAATGAAGTATACGTCCTTTTGTAGTTCACGTGTACGCTTTAACCAGTTATTAAACAAGATGGTCATTAGTTTTGCTCTTTTCTCGTGAATAGACCTAGTGCCTGTGATAAGTTAATTGCTGCTTCCCTACGTGTAGGTATATTTTCTAGATATGCATTGCGCTGCTGCGTAGCAAGTGCTAAGCGTTCTTCCTGTGACATACTCTCGATACTTGATGCAAGATGAGTCCATGATGAACCCAAGAGTTGACTTTCCTTCCAGTTTGTTGCTATAGGCGTTGCCGCGTTCATGCACTGGATGTATCTATAACTCCACCAAGTACTTGAAGGGTACGGAGGAATAAGCGCACCTATACCTGAGGCTATCTGCGCGTATACCTGCGAGTCACTCCAGGACTTATTCCACTTCATAGGAACGGTAGGAGTTGATAACGTAGATGCAGTAGACTTAACCCACTTGGTAGAGTAGTTTTCTACTACCCATTTATCACGGCGCTCGATGTCAAGCATCTCCTGCGTTGAGATTAAATACGCATCTAAGTTTATAGCCTTAAGCGAATCACGTGCACCTTCAGGTAGGAAGTTAGCAACGTGCTCTGTCTCGTCTGTCCACGACAGCGATGGGTACAACGTTATAGGCCAAGGCTTATTAAGCAGGTCCTCTATGACCTCTATAAGGTTATTAAGCATGTTTGGTTGTGACGCGTGACTAAAACCTCTACGGTAGGAATAAAAAGGCTTGGTAAGGTTGTCAGGTGTCTTAACCATCGCGCGTAAACTTGCGGTAATCTTTCCAGGTTCAGGTGCGTCAATAAATAAACGTAACTTAGGCGAGTCAAGCAGCACGTCAATAACACTTAACGCTCCGTAGACGTGATTTGCACTTAAGCTTGTTATAGGACTAATTCCAACAAGCACGGAGTCATACTGTTCAAGATCATTTAGGTTCCAGGAGACCTCAGGATTTTCCTGTATAACCTCATGGCCTTGCTGTTCAAGAACTAGCTTCATTACTCCCGCAAAAGATAACGAGCGCGAGTTAGCTTTCTCTGAAGCATGAGAAGCACTCATTCCTGTGATAAGAATTTTACTCATACGAGTGTACCGTCTGCCTTTAATGCACGGCCTTTATCCTCGGCAACCGCACGCTTAATGATACGGTCACAGTGCTCAACAAACGCGGTGTACTCTGGGATATATGGAGTTAACGCCGCACGTTGCGCCATGGCAGTTGCGTGCAGCTCTGTGTCCGACATCTTTTCAACGTCAGAGATCTTTAGCTTATACGCATCACCAAGTGGATCACCTTCACCCTTATCGGTTACAAGGATAGAGCCAACGTGCGCTGCGTATAGAAAACGACTACGCCACCAGCCGGATCCTGCGTGTGGATACGGTGGAGAAAGAATTCCCCAGTGCTTGTTATAAAATTCAAGTACGTCCTGCTCTGCAGCAAATCTTTGTCCGCCAAGTTTCTTAATAAGCTTACGACTTCCTACGATCTCAACTTGCCAGTCTGGATTTTTTCTTTCAAGCCAGGTATCATGTGGCATAAGAGCTCCAAGAACCCATGCACGCTTTTTCTCCGTAGGAGGAAGTGCGGTAACAGGTTGTAGGGTTGGAATAACAGTCGACGTTGGGTCTAACGCCTCGATAGGTCCTACCGCGTCAGGCATGCGCTTGCGCACGATAGCTCTGTCACCGAAAGAATACATAGGACAAACTGGAACCATACCTGCAAGCCAACGTTCTGCGATGAGATCTCGTGATGCCTCAACTAGACGTTTTTCATAAGGCTGTACGTTTTCATCTGAGTCCATCATGTAGTAGCGTTCGATGTAGCACTTTTTTGCCGCCGCAGGGTTTGTTTCCTTAATGCGTTCAACTGCAGCCTCAATATCTGCACGACTAAAGTAAGTTGCGCCTTCTTCACCGCGATGCTCTGTTCCCACAAGCAGATGCTTATACAACATCTCAGGTTTACGAATTAAAGCACGAGCACCGTTGAACACGGTATTAAATTGCCAATCATCAAAGAATCCTACACAAGGTAATCCAGATGATAAAGTATAGAGTGCACCCATCGCACCTTGACGTCCGTTAAGTGAGTTTAACGGTGCAAGGTTTACCCACGCAACATCGTAAGATGAAAGATCCTCGCCTGGTGTAACCTTACGCCAATCAACATCATGGCCAGCTTCACGCAATGCCTTTGCGATAGAAGCAGGCACGTCAATCTTTTGGATCGTACGCTTCTCCGTGTTAATTTGGAGTGCGGTAAATCCTGTAATTAGAACCTTCATGCCCGCTACCTTTCTAAGTAGATTTGGAGTATCACCTATTCACTTTACCAGGAATAGATGATAAACCAGACTTACTTAGACTGCTATTTAGAACGGAGCAGCAGGTGGAGCAGCGGCGGGCGCCGGAGCTGGTGCTTCTGCTACTGGAGCAGCGGCGGGCGCCGGAGCTGGTGCAGGTGCGGGCGCTGGTGCAGGTGCTGCTGCAGCAGTTGTAGGAACTCCCGCTGCGGCTGTAGACACGTAGTACATCTTAATTTCGTTCTTCTTTTGACCCTGCCATGTGCGAGAGCCAACCTGTGCACGAAATGCGCGTCCCTTAGCAGCCTGCTCGATTGCAGCGTTAGAAGGACTTGTTGCAAAGAACTCGCGGCCTAAACCGAGAGCTGCCATTTTGCGGAAAAACATACCAAGAGCAGCAGGTGACTCTGGAGTAACAACTAAGTTATCCCAAACAAGACGCTTATTGTGCGCGCCTCCCTGGACCTGTGCTTTAAGCGAGAACATAGTCTTGCCCGATTGTGAAACCTTTGCGACGATTTCTTGAACTACAAGATCGTAGTCACCGTCTGGTAGTGGTTCGAAACTGCCTACATCTCCGGCGTCTTTTACAAGATCGCCCCAATTGAGTGAACTCATCTGGTTTATTCTCCTGACTTAGTTGTTGGTGGTGTTACTGCTGGTGTAGTTGGACCGAAAATCATGTCAAGCATGCGTTCGATACCAAGGTTTTCTTGTTCAACGATCTTTCCAAGTCTACCTTGTACTCGCTCGCCTGCTTCGTAT